CGCATCGACATATTGATGATGTTGATACTGGATCAACTGAATCATCAATATTAGTCGAACAAGACATAGACAATATAACGATACCAGCGCAAGAGGAGGTAAGCAAATAATTTAAATTATATGCATTAAAAAAGAATAATTTATCGTTTTTAATGCAAAGTTGAAAGCGTAAAATGTATAAATAGTTAAAGTATGGAAAAAACAAAAGAATTTATTGATAGCATGATGTCTGGTGAAAAAACTACATCTGATTCGCTATTTTCAAACTTGATACGTGACAAAGTGCGTACAGTGCTAGAAATTAAAAAGGTTGAACTATCAGCAAATATCTATAACGCTTCACAGCCACAAAGTGAAGTATAAACGTTAATTTTTATAAATAAATACACAACAGTCTAATGAAGTTAATTACTGAACATTCAGAAGATTTAAGATATATCTCAGAAGCTGCTGACAATGGTGAAAAGAAATTCATCATTGACGGTATTTTTATGCAAGCTGAGCAGGTGAATCGTAATCGCCGCATATATCCAAAAACAGTTTTAGAAAAAGCCGTACGTAAATACGTCGCGGAATATGTTAATAAAGGACGTGCTGTAGGTGAACTTAATCATCCAGAAGGTCCTACTATTAACCTTGATAAAGTTTCACATCGCATTACCGAACTGCAATGGAACGGCAATGATGTTGTTGGAAAGGCGCTTATACTTGACACACCGATGGGTAAAATTGTGAAAGGACTTTTAGAAGGTGGTTGTCAACTAGGCGTCTCTAGTCGTGGTATGGGAACCGTTGCGAGTAAAAATGGTCAGACCTTTGTTAATGATGACTTTGTGTTGTCAACCGTAGATATTGTTCAAGACCCAAGTGCTCCATCTGCTTTTGTAAATGGAATTATGGAAGGTGTTGAATGGATCTGGGACAATGGTTTGTTAAAGGCGCAACAGCTTGAAAAGTATGAGACAGAAATCAAAAAGGCCTCTTCTGCAAATCTTGCCGAAGCACAAACAAAAATCTGGACTGATTTCCTCTCCAAACTCTAAACAATAGAAAAAAGTAATATATGGAAAATACACAAATTGAAAACACAACTGATGTCATTGAAGACATCAACGAAGAAACATTACTTTCTCTTGACGAAACCTTAGAGCTTGATCAGGAACAAACTGAGATTGCAGAAGGCAAGTGTAAGAAAGAGGGAGAAGACATGGAAGATGAAGAAGAGTCTGATGAAGACGAAAAAGAGGATGAAGAAGAGTGTGAAGATGACGAAGAAGAAATGACTGAAGCTGAAGTAAGCTCTGATGAAGAGTTTACCTCATACGCTAAAGGTATTCTTAAGGCTGCTCATGGAGACAACTATGATGAAGCCAAGGCAATGGCCGCAATCGAAGGCATCCTTAAAAAGGCTGATGGAGATTATGGTTCAGCAATTGGTATGCTTACAAGTGGTCTTGGCGAAGAAATGGAAGACGAAAAAGAAGTTGAGATGAAAGAATCAGAACAGGCTAAAGTTCAACCAACCATTACTGTTAAGTATATGCAAACATCATATACAAAGGATGGCGATGCTTGGAAAAAATATGTAGCGAATAAGCAAAAACAAGGCATCAGGGCAACATTTCAAGGAGAAGACGAATTTAGTTTGACTGGTCCATTTAATAAGGTTCGCGCAGCAGTTATTAGTCACTATTATGGTGATAAAGAAGAGGCTGAAGATCTTCATCCAGAAATCAAGAAAAAGGACATGAAAGAAGAAACTGAAGAAGTTATTGAAGAAAACACAATCTCAATTGATACATCTGACATTACTCGTCTTGTTGAAAGTGAAACAGGATTGACTGAAGAGTTTAAAGAAAAAGCTACTATCATCTTTGAAGCTGCTGTTAAGAGCAAGCTCAAAGAAACTGAAGAGACTCTTAAAGAAAGCTATGCAGTCGCTCTTATTGAAGAAGTAGAAACAATTAAAGAAGAACTCGTTGAAAAGATTGACAACTATCTTACCTATGCAGTTGAAAGCTGGGTAGAAGATAATAAGGTTGCAATCGAAGGCGGACTTCGTACACAAATTGCTGAAAACTTCATTCAATCACTCAAGACAGTATTTGTTGAAAACTATATTGAAGTGCCTGAGTCCAAGCAGGATTTGGTCGCTGAAATGGAAACTTCAATCGCTCAACTTCAAAATGAGTCTGCCGAGTTAGAAAACACAGTGCTTGCCCTCAATGAAAAGGTTAATAGCCTTACTCGTGAAAAGGTAATCTCTGAGTCTACAACAGATCTTGCTGACACCCAAGTTGAAAAACTCAAGTCATTACTTGAAGATATCGAATGCACATCAGAAACATCATTTCGCAAGAAGGTAGCTACCATCAAGGAATTTTACCTTAATGGCGCTGCAGTCGAAGAAACAGAAACATTGGTTGAAGAAAACGCCAATGAATCTTCCTATATAACAACCGAAACAGTTATAGAAAATGAAACAATTGCAGAAGAAACAGTTTCGCCTGCAATGCAAAAATACTTGACCGCATTATCCCGCTTAAACAAGGCAAACGAAGCTACTGTTGCAGCATAAGGATAAAGGTTCCAACCCCAAACAACAACAAACAATAAAGAAAAAATACTATTATGTTTAATTCAGAAACACTAGAAAAAAAGTGGGCCCCAATTCTTGAGGCTCAAGACGCCCCTAAGTTCAAGGACAACTATCGTAAGTCAATTACTGCAGTTCTTCTCGAAAACCAAGAAAAAGCACTCAAGGAAGAAAATTCCCAAGCTGCTTATCTGTCAGAAGGCACGGGAACAACAGCTGTACAAAACTGGGACCCAGTTCTTATCAGCCTCGTTCGTCGTGCTATGCCAAATATCGTTGCTTATGATATCGCTGGTGTTCAGCCAATGACTATGCCAACTGGCTTGATCTTCGCGATGAAGAGCAACTATCAAAAGCAAGCAAGTCAAAATGCTGCATTCACAAACACAGAAGCTCTCTTCAATGCGCCTGACACATCATTCTCTGGTCCAGTTACTACTGCCAAGGGCGAAACACTCAGCGGCAATTCTACCGACTACACAAATGGTTACACTGCTGCTGACGGTGGTTTCGGTAATATGGGCTTTACAGTTGACAAAACAACTGTTACTGCTAAGACACGTGCTCTTAAAGCAGAATACTCAATGGAACTTGCTCAAGACCTCAAGGCAGTTCACGGTCTCGATGCAGAAGCTGAGCTTGCAAACATCCTCAGCACTGAAATCCTCGCTGAAATCAACCGCGAAGTTATCAAAACTGTCAGAGACAAAGCAGTTGTTGGTGGTGTAAACGGTGGTTTTGACCTTGATCAAGATGCTGATGGTCGTTGGGCTGTTGAAAAGTTCAAGTCACTTCTCTTCCAAATTGAAGTTGAAGCTAACGCAGTTGCTAAGGCAACACGCCGTGGCAAGGCAAACTTCGTACTCTGCAGCAGCAATGTTGCAAGTGCTCTTGCCGCTGCTGGTGTTCTTGACTATGCTCCGGCTCTTGCAACCAACCTCAACGTTGACGACACGGGCAACGTATTCGCAGGTGTTATCAATGGCCGCATGAAGGTATTCATCGACCCATTTGCAACTGACGACTATGTAACTGTTGGCTATCGTGGTTCAAACGCATATGACGCAGGTCTTTTCTATTGCCCATACGTTCCACTCACAATGGTTCGTGCAGTTGATCAAAACACATTCCAACCAAAGATTGGCTTCAAGACTCGTTATGGTCTCGTTGCTAACCCATTTGCTCTTCAATTCAGCAATGGTCAAGCTACAAACGAACTCGGAGCAGATGGTGCAAACCCATACTTCCGTAAGTTCACAGTAACTGGTATTGGTGGTACTACTTACAACTCAATCGATATGTAAGTTATTGGTTAATTAACCTTTAAATTAGAGGCTACCCGAAAGGGTAGCCTCTTTTTTGCATAAATAATAGTATGATAGATTCAAATTTATTAGCGTTAACTGGATTCAAACTCTACATACATGCTGAAGACTTTAAGCATACCCAATATTTTGCTATAAGTGCAAGTTTTCCTGCTGTGTCATTGCCAGAGGTTACAACTGGATTTCGAAACTTACAAGGGTTTGTTCCAGGTGATAAATTAGCATATGATCCATTAACCGTGCGCATTGCAATAGATGAAAGTTTGGAATCATATCGAGAGATTTTTAATTGGATCTATGCTAATACATCATCCAATACACTAATTAACCATGATATGACGTTACACTTTTTAACAAATCATAACAATATATCTCGCAGTGTACGTTTTGCAAATGCATTTCCTACAAATATAGGAGGGCTAGAGTTTAATGTACAACAAACCGAATCAGAATATGCCTATGTAGATGTTACTTTTCGTTATGATTATTTTGAATTTTTATAATGATATATAATATATTATGATGCAACTTGAAGATATACTTAAATTATGGGAAACTGACAGCGTTATTGATGAGATTAATTTAGATGAAACGAGTGTCAAAAGTGCTAGTCTACATTCAAAATATCTAGAACTCTATAGCATCGCAAAGTTAAATCTCAAAAAGAAAGAACTCTCTATGGCTCATTTGCGCAAAGACAAATGGCTCTACTATAATGGTAAGATGACTAAAGATGAAATGGATGCCAAAGGATGGCCATATGATCCATTCTCTGGTATGACGAAACCGCTTAAGAGCGACATGGAGTTGTTTTACACTACAGACTCTGATATTATGAAACTTCAAGGACAAATAGAATATCAATCTACAATTGTTGAAGCTCTTAAAGATATTATGGACAATATAAAGTGGAGACAGTCTACAATTAAAAATATCATAGATTGGAAGCGATTTACGTCAGG